GATTGTTTTATTCATATTAAATATTAATTTTATTATTATATTTTTCTGTTTGAGCTGTCTCTAAAAAACGAGCAGATGGACAATTATTTATTATTTCCAGCAAAGCCTTTTTCCAATTTTTACCATGCGTATAAGCGCAAGGGATGTTTCCCTTCTCGTCTACAACATTTTTTACCAAAGCAACTTCGCCCACTTGGTAGAATTGTAAATCTTTAAGTTTTATCATAATATTTTTTCGAAGCTTGTGTTTTTGATTTAATTATATCCGCGTCAGTTTCCGCCGCAAGTATAGCTTTGCCTTCTTCAATGTCAAGCTTTCTATTATCAAGAGAAACTTTTGATTGAACCGCAAATTCTTTGGTTGACATTTCCCTTTCCATCAAATCTTGCTGTTGTTGCATTTGCTGTTGTTGCATTTGTTCTGCGGGGTTCGTCTCTTGCGTTTCTTCATCATCAAGCAACTCTTCAATCTCCTCGCTACCCTCAAACCTTCTCATGATATAACCAAGAAGAGACTTGAACGCATCTTTGCTAATTACTCCCTCTTGAACCAATGGAAGAAATTGACTAGATACAGTCGCTAAAGCATTAGCTAAATCTAACGCTGCTTGTTTTTCTGCATTTTGATCTACGCTAATCGTAGAATCAGTTTCAACTTCAATGGCCCAGCCTCTTAATTTGTCGCTTTTTAATATTTTAGCGGCAGCTATTAAATTGTTGATTGTCGTAGCCTGTCCTGATTTAATTTCATTCTTATAAGGTTTTAACTTGACCATCAAAGCCTGAGCAAATTCTTGCGGATTGACTCCTTGCTCTTCTAGTTCTTTTGTAAATTTTTCAGCTAAATCATCCATGTCAAATATTTTTATTTGAGCAGCTTTAGCTAAATCCATTATATCAAACTTTTCTGCTAATAATTCAGCGATGATGCGTATAATATCGCGGCAGAAAAACTCCATTTCTTTTTGCGTAGGTTGCGAACGAGAAAGGGCAAAATTTCCCTTAAGTTCCTGAGCCTTGGCGGTTTCAGAAGCTACTGTTTGGCCTCTAACAATATCAGAAATTCCAGTTATTTCTTGGATAGCTTTAATTGTTTGTTGTCTTTCTAAATAAAGAGTCTGTAAAACACTACCCAGTTTAGTTAAATCCCTTTCATAAATGTATTTTCTAATATCTTGATCGGGCGGCATTTTGACAGGCTGATATTTCTCTACAGCTTGCAAAAAATCAGTTGCTTCTTGCGTTGTAAGAGAATCAGAATAAACGCCACCCATTGACATATAAGGCAAAATTGCGATGATTCTATTAGAGATCTTATCTAACTCTTTTGCTTGCTCTTCGTAGTATCTATAATCAGGAATTGGACAATTAACTTTATCAAAACCACTATCAACACCAAGTGGGCGAGGAATATTGAAAAAGTTAATAAGATTATATTCATCATCAATTTCTCTAAGAAGGCCTTTATCATATCCAGCGCAATAATAACAAATTTTCTTATTTACCTTATCCCATATCTCCCAAACTTCCGCTTTTTTAAAGATCCCTTCTTTATCTGACTCTAAACTATTGGGGGCCGTTTCGCTGTCAAGGTTAATCAAGTTAGCTTTTCTGCCAAATCTCTTCTTAAGTTCATCCTTTGTTAAAAAGTGTCTAAATGCGACCCAATCACAATCCTCATATTTTTCTGCACAACTAAACAAAATATCTTTATAACTAACATATTCGAGATCAATCTTCTTTTCGCCAAGTTCTTCTCTTGTGTTCGTTTGCACTACAAAATTACCTTGCTCGTCCAGATCCTCCACTTCCTCGTCAATGCTTAGAATTTCTTGTTCATATAGCACCTTCAAAACACCTCTTTTAGTGATTAAATAATCATTGCGGGCCTGCTCTATTATTGTCTGAGCGTTAGTTTCTTCTAAGACTCTTTTAATGTTTCTTTCAAGAAGAATTGAAATTAGCTTGTTAACATTATTTTTCTCAAGATTTCTTTTTCTTACTCTAGGATTTGGTAAGCGTGAGAAAATAAGGGGTTTTAAAGTCTCTACATTTGAATATAAAATGTTATAAACTGGTTTTACTTGAAGAGTGTCGCCAATGCTCGTAACTGCATTATATGATTCGCCTTTATAAATCTTTTTTACTCTGTCAGCTTCTTCAAGATAATCTTTTGATTCTTCAATTGAAGCTCCAATTTCCGCTTTCCAAAAAGACCATTTCCAATTTTCAGAGTTGGCTTCTTTAAATGTTTTTAAATCTTCGATTTGATTAAAGTCTTGTGTCATTACTGCGCTTAATTAAATTCTTAAAAATTTTAGTTTGCTGATCAACATAAATTTTACCTGCCTCTCTTACAATATTATCAATATGTTTAATTGTCAACGGTCTACTCATGCAACCATATCTTGTTTCATCCATTGCGTGATCTTCCATATCCGTGTCTAAATCTTCGGGCTTAGATTTATCATGCTGTAAGATAGCGCATTGCTTTATTGTATGAATACAAGTTTTGAAAAAATAAAGCATTGGTCTTTCTTTAACCTCATAAAATTCTTCGTCTTGTCCTGTGTATTCATTATATCTCCAATTATATTCCCCTTCTTCTTTCAATCTCCAGCGAATTTGCTGCCAGCCAGCAATTCTTTCATTGTCAGCTTTTCTAAAGTCAACACCGCATCTTTGGAATTGCTCGGCAATACTCACACCGCCATTATGTGCAAATATTGAAGGATCAGCGACAGAATCTCTTATTTTTTCATCACCTTGTAGTCTTAGAATCTCGGCGGCAATCTGGTCGTTTTCCAGCCTTAAGCCTTCATTAGCTTTTCCAGTAGTTCCGTAATACTCGCGATATTTAATCAAAGCACCATTGGGAATCCATTGCCCGTTTATTTCCTTACCCTCGCTTACTGCATACCAACCAACAGAAAAAGGAGCTGCATAGCCATAATCAAAGGCTCTAAATCTATACCACTGTTTAGGAATCTCAAAAGGCTCAATTACGTGCTTAGATTTGTCAAACTTATCAAAATAAGCTCCATCTATTGCATCCCAATCTCCATTCAACATTGCTTTTGCTAACGCTCCACCCAAACCAGAGAGCTTGTCTGCATAGAAAGGATCATTAGCTAACATAGTTGGATTGTCTGCGAGTCTAGCAGGAATAAATTGTCTTTTCATGCCACCATCTTTTGCTTCCAACTGATAAATCTTAAAGGGTTGTTTATTATCAATAAAATATTCCTTAACAAACTGGTGGCCTACTCCCCCCGGATTTGACGAGGCTATGATTTTAGGGAGCTTGCCAACAAATTCATCACCAACTTTTAAAGAGCCGAGACGAACACGAGAGCGAAGAAATTTATAAATATATTCTGAGAAGTGCGTAAGCTCGTCAATCAATAACAAGTTAATCTCCACACCTTGGTATTTAAGCGCATCTTTATCGTATTGACAATGACAAAGATTGATCTTACTGCCGTTGCTAAAAACTATTTGTGAAGTTGAATAGTTGATCTTTACAAGTCCTGCCGCTACATATTCAGCAAGCAAAACATTAAAGCCACTTGCGCCATCTAAATGATTTTTCTTTAAATCTTCGCTTAATCGTCTAAATAAATAGATTTGAATATTGCTAATTGATAATGCGTAGAATATCGCTATTACTCGCATTGTGTGAGACTTGCCACCGCCTGCTGCGCCGCCATAAAGAATTTCAGTTGCTTCACTTAAAAAACATTGAGTCTGTCTGGGGTGTAATTCAAATTGCATTATTCTTCATCATAATCAACATCAGAATACATGGCTTCTAATTCTTCATCGGTAAAAAGAGTTTCTAAGCCAAATTTATCTCTTGGTCCATCACCATAAAAAAATTGGGTCATGCTTTCAACAGGATAGAGTAATTTTTGTATTACATTTAAGTTTAGTTCCTTTGCTTCCTCTGATTCATAATCAAACTTCCAATAAGATTTGCCTTCAACATCAATAATTTCTTTTGGAACTTTGTTTAAATAAGGTGGATATTTCATAATAATAAATTGTTTGTCTCGGCGCGGTGGACGAGTAGCATTTTAACCAATAGAATCAAGGCTCCAGTTTTTTGGGTTTTATTCCTTTTTCAAAATAATTGTCGGCGCTAAAAGCTTTGCAACTAAATCATCTGCATCAACTCTATTCTCGTTAAATTCCCTTGGAGCTTTGACTTTAGCTAACCAGCGATAATGATGAGCTAACTCTCTTTGCCGCGTAATATCAGCTTTGTCATCACCAGTTTTAATTGCTAATAATGAATTAAGTGCAAGATTTGCGTATCTTTGTGCTGAATTCTTCTGTGATTGTCTAGCACGCGCGGAATAATCACTTTGTGCAACAAACCAGCTAACATACTTATGATGAACATCAAATCTCTCACAAATATTATCATAACTTTTTCCCTCCTCAATCATATCAAGAACAATCTCAGCATTTTGTAGCAATGTTTCTTTCTCTGTTATCTTTTTGTTTTTAGCTTTATTTTTGCTCATGTTATCTACAAATTGCGATTGGGCATATTGGCGCTATGTTGAAAG